AAAAAGTTTATTTAATTTTGTTATGCATTGCATTAACAAGTCTCAATTCGTTCTCACAAGAAAAGTGGAGAGCATTAACATTTTCCTCCGTAAGCGGAACCGATTTTAAAGGAAACAAATTTAATCAGATTACTTCCGGTCTACATTATGATTTAAAGAATCGAATGTATGTATCGAATTGGAATGGAATTCAGTTTAACTATGGAAAGCAAAAGACCAGTTGGTTTAGTTCACAAACAACAATAAATAGTTATGTTGGTAAGTGGACATTTGGTGTAGGACTTCAATATGGAATGATATCCGTACCTAATTTTACACCATATTTTTCAAATAATACCACATGGTTTATTTCAACTGCATCCTATAGATTTAAATTGAAATAATATGGGAGAGTTGATGCAAAACATAGCATACCTTGCAACGGGTATGTATATATTTTATTCCCTTATTATATTGGGAGTATATCTCATTACATCTATTAAATTATGGTTTAGATACAAAGAACCCGAAGTGGTTAATGGTGAATCCTATAAACCAATGGTATCTATAATAGTACCGGCATATAATGAAGAAGTTTCCATTGTAGAATCGATTCGTTCTATATCAATGCAGGATTATCCAAACAGAGAGATAATAATTGTAAACGATGGTTCAACCGATAATACCCTACAAAAAATAATTGATACCTTTAATTTAAGATATGTAGATGGTGTGTGGAGAGGATGGGATATAAAAGTAGTAACAACAGAAAATAGGGGCAAGTGGTCGGCATTAAATACAGGCTTACATCTTTCTAAAGGTGAGTGGGTACTAAATGTTGATGCTGATACTATACTCATTAAAAATGCTATTACTAGAACTGTCCAATTGTTAAGAGAAGATACCGATGCCGTATCATGTTTCATTGGTGTTGCAAATCAAAATAAAATCGTAGATGGAAAAATACAAACAAATTCTATTCCAAAAAATTGGTTAGCAAGAATACAATGGTTAGAATACATACGATGTTTCCTATTATGGAGAACAGCAAATGATAAACACAATGCAACATTAGTTTTACCCGGTGCATACTCCTTTATGAAACGAAGTTTTGTTTTAGAATTGGGTGGTTATAAAGAGGGATTTTTAAGTGAGGATATGGAGTTAACAATGAATATAATTAAGAACGGAGGAAAGATACAATTTATATCCGAATTTTTAGCATGGACGGAAGTACCTGAAAATTTAAGGGACCTTACGAAGCAGAGATTAAGGTGGTACAGAGGTGGATTACAGAATCTAATAAAGTATTGGAGAATGTTGTTCAGTAGGAAACGTAGTAAGTTTGTTGGGTTTTATATGTTACCATTTCTTTGGTTTGCTGATGTGTTTGGTATATGGGTTGAATTGTTTGGTTTAATACAATTATTTATTTATTATTATATGGGTATTCCGATTGAGTGGAATCTTGTTTGGTTATCTATTACCATTATTGTATCAATGTATTACATATCAATGTTATCTTTGGTTTGGTTTGCAAAACGTAAAATATTCAAAGGAAAGAGTATAGGATTGGGCAGGGTTTTACCTGTAATCCTATTAGAACCGATATCATATCATTTTATAAATCTATATTGGATGTTGAAATCTCATACAAATCAATATCTACACATACGTGGTAAATGGAATAAATTTAAACGAAAAGGATTTGCAAATTCAAAATAATTTTGTATATTTGTAATTATGAATATCAAAGTACTTGATAAGATAGAGAGTGGTTATGTTAAATTGGATTGGAAAGAACATATACACAAAGTCCCTGTTCGGGATTTAGAAAAGATAGTAGATATAATAGATAATTTTAAAGGAAACAAATCTACAAAGGAAATAATCCTATTTAAATTCAAAAAAATCAAAGCATACGTTACTATAAAAAGAGATGAATATAAACCTCTAATGGATTATATTTATAGTAAGTTTATCCAATTGGAGATGTATGAAAATTGTAAAAAAACACTACTTATAATAAACAAATTAAAATAAATGAGAGCAGTAATAATCGGAACAGATTTTGTAAGAGATACCGATGGTTCCTTTAAAGCAATAGAAACCAACACAAATATACATCCGGGTGTTAGTTTAAAGTATTATTTTGATGTAAATATATTGGATCAAATAGTATCAGGAAGTACAATTAATGAAATACATTTCATTAATAAAAAAGTTTTAGCAGCTGGTTATCAACCGGAAATAGATTTAACTCCTGATTCCGCAGAATCTATTGCAAATTCGGCCGGCTTACCAAATCCTAATTTAAGACAATTATTAGAACATTACTGCCAAAATCGTGGAATTACTTTTAATAACATTGTATTGGATAATAATTCGGTTACAGTTCCATATATAGAAGATACACCAAATAAACTAATTATTAGGATATCATACGATGTAACTGCATTAATAGATGATACATATGCAAGGGATAATTGGGAATTTCTTAAATTAATGTACGATTCAAATCCAACATCCATACCTAAAACATATATAAATGATGCAGAATTGGGGTTTGATTCATTGGGAGATACTGTTAGAGATAATGGTAATCATCCAAATTATGTAGTTAAAAAAAGAATAACACCAACGGATAATCACATTTACCCAAAATTATATAAAATAAATTCTATACAAGAATTAAATCAATTAAAAACTGATATATCATACGATGAATATATACAAGAATATGTTTTAAACGATTCGGATTTATTGGATGGTAGATTGACACATTATAGAAGTGTCGATTTAATCTATGGTTCAGAGTTGGATACATTAAACCTTTGGAATGTTCAATTTTCAAATGCATTCGAATTGGATATGGTATGTGATTACGATGATACAAATCAACTTCCATTTTGGGAAAGACCTAAATATATTTACAAATACAATAATAATGAAAAAGAACCAAAATTATCGGCCGATTCAACAACAAAAGTATTTTTACCTGATACTGGATTGACCTTATTATCATCTTTAACATTAAACGATAGAGTAAAATCAATTACGATACCGGATTTGCCAATGGATGAACAAACTTATAGTGTAATTGAATGGTCGGGCTCATATACGAATTTAATGGCCAATTTTGAGGTAAGTTCCTCCGCATTAACCGATATGGTTACTACTACGGATTGGACCGGATTTTTAATTAATATAGAATGTTCTGGTGGAATAAAGTTTAGTGATGTATCGCATGCCGTAATTCTAAAAAAAGAATTAGAAGATGCAAATCAAATTAACTATGTTGTTAAATTTGCACAATACGATTCATTGCAACCAAATGATACATTAATATTATTTGATTCTGAAACAAATTCACTAATAGAAAGGCAGATAGAAAATATAACATACACATACGATAAAGTTGAAGTATATACTGTAAATTTTGAACAATTGGATTTATTTCTAACTGCAGAAGAAGTGGGTAATCGATATGGATTACTTACGCACAATTATACTTTCAATTGTAAAGAAGTTACCGCACCATGCATATATTGTAGTGAGTGTGGTGGAGGGGCCTATTTCTATGATACAAATCTTCGATGTTGTAGATGTGGTGGTGTATATCCATCTTGTTCAGCCGCAGCATTCAATTTCGTCAACGCGTGTTCCTCTGGGTTCGGAAGTTGTAGTCCAGGACCACCAACGCAGGGACCTCTTTCCGGAGTCGCTACGTGCTTAACTGGGGGGTTTTGTAACGTCAACAAATCCGATATAGCTTATAAAGAAAATATAAAATTAGTTGGGGTATCTAATATGGGAATCAACATATATCAATTCAATTATAAAGATGAAGATGGGGTATATGAAGGTGTAATTGGTAATGAACTAATTGGGACTAAATTTGAAAACGCACTATCCCATGATGATAATGGATTGTTAGTTGTTGATTATTACAAAATAGATGTAGAATTTAAAAAAATAAATTAATCATATGGGAACTGAAATAAATAAAAACAAAATTTGGACATCTTCTGATCAAACCAAAAGAAGAAGAAAAAAAGTAGAAGAACCAATAAAAAAAAGTGCAATGAATACTATAGTTAATCAATTTATAGTAGCATTGAAAACTAAACATATGTAACTAAATACTAAATAATATGTTATGAATTTGGGTATAAAAAAAATTATCAGCTCGATAGTCAAAGATCCAGCAAAAATAATTACAATAACTGATGCGTGGATTACTGCAGCAAGTCCGACCAGTGAGCAAAAAGATTTGGCCGAAGCTCGGTGGAACGTATGCATACAATGTCCGGAGTTTAGAGAAAAGCGAGATATAACAGGTGAACCATTTTGTAATGCATGCGGTTGTCCTTTAAAAAAGAAAATATTCACAAGAGAGCATAATGAATGTCCTTTAAAAAAATGGAAAGAAGTTGATGATGCATTATTTAATGCAACACTCAAAAGCAAAAAAACTTTTTTGTAAAATCATTTATTTTTTGTACATTTAGTTATGATATTAATTGAAAATGAAATTGTATTTGTTTCAACTCCAAAATGTGCAAGTATATCAATACATAGTGCTTTAGAAAAAACAAATCTAAAAATAGAACCTACATTCATTGTTCCAACAAATAATGAAATTATAGGTGGGCTAAAGTTTCCTGATTTCATAAATAATAACGATTATTTTTCAAAAATAAAAATACATGGGCACATATCAATATCTGAAATATATACCTTTTTAAATCAAAAAGTAAATACAATCGTAATAAAAAGAGATTTCTTTAAACGATTTATAAGTTGTTTTCATTATTTGTTCGGGTGGTGGATTCCGACGGCTTATGGTATATATTACACACCCAATGTAATAACGAATGAATTTATATATAAACATTTTACAGATGAAGTCATTGATATAATACTACAATTACCATATTCTAAACATAGGATAGTCGAATTTCATAAAAAATTAAAAAATTTATTAATAAAACCATTAATAGAAAATTATTCCAGTAATTATAACAAATCTATATTACTAAATAATTTAGTAACAGATGATATGTACACAAATTTTACAGTAATTCTATCGCAAGAACATTGGAAGAGTGGATACAAACCAACATACGAATTTGATATAAATGAATTATATAAATTAGAAAATTTTATTTCAGAAAAATATAATGAACCCATTAGAATTGAAAAAGAAAATCAAACAAATTACAAAAAAATAGGAATCAATATAATTGAAGATCAAAAATTAAAAGATTGGGTTTGGAATAAGTTTGAAAAGCAATATCATATAAAAAAAATATTTTAATGATAAAATTTTATATACACCATTTATATTCAAGGTCATTATTTTTAAAATTATTTGCAAATACAAAAAATGTAAAATTAAATATTTCTAATAATATTGGAATAGTTCAATGTACATACAACGAAAAAAATATTGAATTAGTTTTTAATCCTGAATTAAATGATGCAACCGATGGATATCACATAATTGATTTTTTATCAATAAACTATCAGATGTTCCAATGTAGTGAATACTACAAAATAGATTGTATTAATAAACAACATGGTGAAACTGCACACAGGGGTGGCGGCCCGTTTGGCGTCAACGATATTCCTATAATGAAATGGATTGCAGATAATTTGGAAAATAGAAGTGGATGGTTAGTTATATTAATGAGAACAGAAAAAAGTTTCATTGATTCCGAATTTATACGATTTGATCCTGTCAAAGATATGGAGTATCAAATAAGAAGATTAAAAAATCATTATATTTTTAGTGATAATTTTTTTCTTAATAAAATTGTAGAATCGGTCCAATACCCAAATCATAATTTTATTTTTACAAATACCATATTTCAATGGAACGAACTACTATCAATTCGGTGGTATTATGAATTTGGTAATATTTTTGATAAAATCAATCCACCATACAAATTATGTTTCTCAATGAGAAATCATAAACTTAATCGTGTGATACTGATGGAAGAATTAGATTCATTAAATGATTCAAGAATATTCTTAAGTAGAACCGATAATTGTATAAATGCGGATTATAAAGTAAATAAAGCCAGATTATTCAATGTAAATAATGTACATTTAAATAAATGGGGAACCGATAATTGGGATGATATTTCATATATACAAAATGTAGAACATTATTTAGAATATATGATGAGAATACTACCAATGGCAAAAATGCATATTTTATCTGAATCATGGGATTATTTATCAAACGATTATGTGTCAAATTATTTGTCCGAAAAAACATATGGATTTATTCTTGCAAAAATACCATTCATATCAACGCATACCTATCCATATGATATTTTAAGAGAAATAACCGGAATTGAAAATCATCCATTCTATAGTGAAGCGGTTATTTATAAAGGAAATCAAAATAAGTTTAAAGAATTTGTTAAAGAATTTATGGAAAATTATGAAACAAATTACAAACTATGTAAAGATTGGGTATATAAAGTTAATGAAAAATTTATGGAAAAAATCTATAATGAAAATTCACTATTAGATATGGTAATCACTGGATTGGATTCTACTAAAAATAAAAAAAATAGAAACATATTATAAGATGTTAAAATTTGAAATAAATAAAAATAACAAATTAATTCATTCTCAATTTAATATAAAAGAAATAAGTAATTATTCTGAATTTAGTAATATTATAAAGGAGGATATGGATACTTTAATTACCCATTTCAATAAAGAATATAGTTGGGATGAAATGTTTAATATTGTCGATGTCGCGAATAGAATTTTAAATGGTGAAAAGTTATTTATTTTATACTTTAAAAGTAACCCAATTGGATATGTCTTTTTCAAACAAACCGATGATGATACATACTTTGGTTATAATTTATTTGTAACAAAAAAAGAAAAAAGACCTGGCTATGCTGCGTATTGGTTTTACAAAAAAGTTACAGAACACATACTAACCCGTTGTAACAAAATTAAAGTAGAAGTTGAGGATTGGAATTTTACAATTATTGATATAATAAAAAATATAGGATATTATAATATAAATTAAATAATAAGTTATGGTAGAAAATTTTACAATAAAAAATCTCCTTACCGAATCCGAATGTGATGAGATAATTGGGTATTCAACAAAAAATTTAAATTTAACTAAAGCGTTGGTTGGTACAGAGGCAATATATAATGAAAAAATGAGAAAGTCATCGGTATCTATAACAAATTATGATTCCGTATTCCCATTTATAAAACAGAGGTTATTGAAACAATTGCCCGGCTATATGAATGTTAAAGGACATGAAATTAATTTTGATAATCAACCATATCAATTTACAAAATACGAAAAAGGTGAATATTATAACTGGCATGTTGACTCAATCGATGATGGGTATATGGCCAAAAGATATTGCTCAATAGTAATTCAATTAAATAATTCGTATACGGGAGGTGAATTACAAATGCAAAAAAATGAGGATGATGATATTATAACATTTGAATGTGGAAAAGGAAATTTATTTGTATTTTTATCAAATATACGGCATAGAGTTAATACAGTTACCGGTGGAACACGGTACTCATTGGTAAGTTGGTTTACATTAAAGCCTATTGAAAATTTTAAAAAAACACTTATTTAGTTATGATTATAGTACCCGAGACGCAAATAACAGAGGCTAGTTTTGAAAAGTGGAAGTGTCATAGAATAGAAGTAACCGATGAAGAAGATAATTACTTTTACTATATCATTCCTTTAATAGATGTTGGTGAAGAAGAACTTATGGATATAGAATCCGTACCGGCATTATTTAGTTCGGAATCCGATGAGTTTGAAGATGAAAAAGGTAATCGAATATTTACAATGAGATTATTTGATGATGATTTGCCTGAATTAATGTCCGAAGAAGAAGTTGAAATCCTATATAATATCTTAACTAAAAAAAATTTAGTAGTTCAAAACTAATAAATTAAATGAGAATATTAATAATAGCACAACCTAGAACAGGTAGTACGGTTTTTTCTAGATGGTTAAGTAGTGAACTCAATTTCAAATGGATAAATGAACCATTTAATATCACAAATCATAATATAAATGATATTTTTGATGCGGATAATATAGTAGTTAAATTGATATTTGAAAACAATACAGGAGAATGGTTTTGGGATGGCAGAATAAAAAGTATTAATCATTTAATATCCCTTAATTGGGATATTATTTTTGTATTAACAAGAGATAATACATTGAACCAAGCCATCAGTAAAGCGTGGGCAGATGAAAATGAAATGTGGGGTGAAACCAAATATAGAATAACGGATGGTTGGTTAGAAAAAAGAAATAAAGGAATTCAAAAACGTATTGTAAATATTGAAAAAGATAAAGAATTTCTAAAATTATTAAATGTAAATCAAATAACATACGAAGGAATATATGAAACCAAATGTGTTATTAATGAGTTAAAGGAACTTTTAAAAGTTAATGATTTCAAATATACCGATGTATTATCAAACAAAAACAGATACAGAAAAACTGCCGAATATAATGAAGATGATTTATTTGATAAATTCAAAAAAAAATCGTATATTAGAGTAATATAAACTTTAAAATATGAAACAAAAAACAGAAGCCGAATTACAGGCAAATTACGAAAAATTTATTGCTATCCTTAAAAAGTATTTCAAAGGTGAAAGACTTGATAAGTTATTGTATATGTATTCCGAAAAAGAATTAGGAATAAGTTTAACCCTATCACCGGCATCCGGCGCAGTTCAATATCACAATGCATATATTGGTGGTTATATAGACCACATCTTTAATGTTACAAAGAATGCATTAAGAATGAAAGAAATGTTTATTAATGCAGGAGGTGAAATTGATTTTACAGATGAAGAATTGGTATTTGCCTGTTTACATCATGATTTGGGTAAATTGGGTATTGCAGGTGAAATGCATTATTTACCAAATGATTCCGATTGGGAAATTAAAAGAGGACATGTGTTTAAAAGAAATGATAAAATTTCTTATATGACTCTAACCGATAGAACATTCTTCACACTCAATGAGTATGGTGTTACCTATAATGAGAAGGAGTATTTTGCTATTAAACTGACCGATGGTATGTATGATGAGGATAATCAGAAATACCTAAAAGGACATGATATCAAAAAGCAATTGAGATACAAACTTCAGTTCATAATGCATTGGGCAGACCACATGTCTACTATAATTGAAAGACAAGATGTCAAAATGTAATGACATTATTACATAAAATTTGGATTGGTATGATAGTTGAATATTATGTGTATATTGTTTAACTAAAAAATTAAAAACTATGTATTACACAAACTTTGACAAACTAGTAGATTCTCTTTTTGATGACAGAATTACTTGGAAAAATCATTCAACAACCTATGTACCATCTAAATTCGCAGTAGATATTGTAGATGATAAAGCCCACATTGCCTTATCGGTATTGGGGCATGACCCAAATAACATTGAAATATCTTGCTATGAAGATAAGATTGAAGTTAAAGCAAAAAAAGGTGAAGAAAAAGTACCGTTTAATCAACTTATTGCAAATATAGATGAGAGAATTACTTTAGGTAAAGATTTGGATGGTAGAAATGCAAAAGCAGAAGTCAAAAATGGTATTTTGACAATCGTTGTAGAAAGAAAAGAAGAATCTAAACCTAAAAAATTAAATTTAAAGGTATCTTAATTCTTTCGGTATTTAAGTATTATTCTTAAAATTGTTATAAAAAGAACAATACCAACTGCAATTTTAGCAATAGGATCTTGAGATATGATATGTAATAGATTTATTAACTTTTGTATGGCTTCTATATAATAATCTATATCTAAAAGTTCATCTGTGTTAATGGACTGTAGTAGGGTTTTCATAAGTATAAATATCTAAATGCGCGTTCAAAAATTTGGAAAAATCGGTTATTTATTGTATATTTAATAAAGGTAAGATTTACTCTTACCTTTTTTTATTAAAATAAAATATTTATGTCTATGATATACGATGAAAAAATACAAACATTATTGGTTGCACTTGATGGCAAATTGAAAATAATTCAAAATGTAGCAATGGGTGCACAGCAATTGACTCCATCGGAGGTTTCAACTACTATTGAAGATGCAAGAAAAATAGTAGAGAGAGTATCGGAGTTAGTTTCAATTAATAGATAAAATTATATTATGAATTGGCTTAAATTTTTAGTGGGAATTTCCGCACTAATTATAGCAGGTTGTGCGGCATACTTCTCCGTAACAGGACTTGGGGTGTTATTTGCCGGTGCATCACTTTCGGTGATGATAATGGCATCCGCATTAGAACTTGCAAAATTAGTTGCAGCAACTTATCTTAAACAAAAATGGAATGATATTGGTGGATTCAATAAGTGGTATCTAACAATTTCCGTTGCAGTATTGATGTTAATTACATCTGCCGGTATTTTTGGATATCTATCAAATGCTTTCCAGGCCCAATCCCTAAAATTACAAGTAGTAGATAGGGAAATTGCGGTATACCAAACACGAATTACCACAAATGAGCAACAAATTATACAATTTACCGAACAAATATCTGTTTTACAGCAGAATTCGGGTAAATTAATTGATGGTGGTAAGGTAAACTCCCGTCTCATTCGTTCAATTGATAACAGAGATAAAGAAATTGATAAAATCAATGATAAAGTATCGAAATTACAAGATGAAAACGCTAAAAATACTGAAAAAATAAATGATATCAAACTACAAAATTTGGATTTAGAGAAAGAGGTAGGTGGATTTCGTTTCGTTGCTGAAGCATTTGGTGTAGAATTAAAAAATGTTGTAAAATTTTTCATATTTTTGATTGTAATAGTGTTTGATCCATTAGCAGTAGCACTTATTATTGCTTTCAACGGATTGGTTATAAAACGTAAACAAGAAGATGGTATTGATGTTATCATTGATGACGGTGGAATATCCGATACAATTGCAAAGTACAAAGATTACGAACTATATGGTGATAAAAAAGAGGATATAGTGGAAAATATTTTCGAAAATGAAGAAGATAGTGGAAAAAATTTACCAAAAGAGGAAGAAAACTCCGTTATAGTGGAAAATATTCCAACACCCGAAGAACCTGCTCTTAATTTAAAATGGGAAGAGTTTATGCACCCGGATTTCCCATGGAATAATACAAAATTGTGGATAAATAATTCAAAAGCAGTTCAATACTGGATGTCAAATAAGAATGGCACAGTTAGAGAACTAAATAGAATAAAATCGCAAGATGATAATATCAAAATTTATTAAAATTTGGTAGTTTAGATTATTTTTTGTATATTGGTATCTATGAAGATAGGATATGCATGTATTAATATGACAATGGGTAAGCACGTTACAACAAATCGTGCTATGATTAAAAAAACTTTTAATGCGAAGGGTTTGGATTATGTTTCTGAACTTGCCCTTAAAAATTCAGCCGATATTATTAAGATTTTGGAATGGAATAGATTAAATGGTATCTATTTTTTCCGATTATCATCAGCAATCATCCCATGGGGTGACCATATTGATTTAACTCAATTAAAAGATTACAAAGAAATTAAAGCAGAACTAAAAAAAGCCGGTGATTACGCTAAATTTTGGAATATGCGTATAAATTCCCATCCAGGCCCATTTTGTGTACTTACTTCACCAAATGAAACGGTTGTTAGTAATACGATAGCAGATTTGGAACTACATGGTAAGATATTTGATATGATGGGGTTATCTAAAACACCATACAATAACATTAATATTCATTGTAATGGGGTTTACGGAGATAAACAGAGTGCAATGGATAGATTTATCGCCAATTTCAAAAGATGTTCTAATTCGGTTAAAAAACGGCTTACAATTGAGAATGATGATAAGGGTTCTATGTATTCAGTAAAGGATTTGATGTATATTCACAAAAAGACCGGTATTCCAATTGTATTTGATTACCACCACCACCAATTTTGTACTGGCGACCTTTCAGAAGAACAGGCACTTAAGTTAGCAGCAACAACCTGGCCAATTGGAATTACACAAGAAGTTCACTATTCCGAATCAAAACGATTACATGAAAACAACCCAAAAGAAAAACCACAAGCTCACTCATTGTATATTAATTCCCTCCCCAATACATACGAATTGGATGTGGATATTATGGTTGAAGCAAAAGCAAAGGAATTAGCAATATTACCATTTATCGGTAAACAAAATATGTGCGAATATAGTGGATTAAAATCAGTAGAAGCATATACATTATAAATTAAATTTAAAAAATGAAAAAATACGCATTATACATCGGAAGATGGCAAAATTGGCACGCAGGACACGAATGGTTAATACGTCAGCAATTGGATAAAGGAAAAAATGTTTGGGTGGCGATTAGAGATGTAGAAGTAGATGAAAACAATCCAAAATCGGCTAATGAAGTTTTAAAAATGCTTCAAAATGAACCATTCTTTCAAAATAACTGGGATAAATTATTTGTTTCAATTATTCCTGATGTTGAAAGTGTAAACTATGGTAGAGGGGTTGGTTATGATGTTGTGTATCATGAACCGCCAGCAGAGATTGCAGAAATAAGTGGAACTAAAATTAGAAAAGGAGAAATAGATGCCAGAGGTAAAACGACACATAGCTAAAAGTGTAAGTTATAGATTTATTGGAACTATAACAACAATTATTCTCACTCTATTTGCCGGCCTTCCTATAAAATGGGCAGGAATGGTAGGATTGGGGGAATTAATAATAAAACCAATAATTTACTTTCTACATGAAAGAATTTGGTATAAATTTATAAAATACGGATTAAAAAAAGAAAAATGAAATTAGTAATTGAAAAAAATGGAAATGGATTTGAAACTAAAGAATTCAGAGAATATCTCAAAACCCCATGTCCAAAAACAGAGATGACACAAGATGAAGCAGATGAATTAAGGCAGCAATTAGAATTGGGATTGCAGCAATATCCTGGATTAGGAATATCTGCTACCCAATTGGGTATTAAAAAAAGAGCTTGTTTTATAAAATTTGGTGATGAAGAATTATTTTTAGTAAACCCAATAGTAAAAGAAAAATCTAAAGAAGGATTTCTTTTTTATGAAGGATGTTTATCTATTCCAAGAACGATTGAAAGACCACTTCGTACAATAAGAGCTTGTAAAGTAGTTGTAGATACGGATAATTTGGGAGAGCTAACCTTTGAAATAAATCCAGATGGAGATAAGGCTGGCGAGCAGATTTCAAAAGAAACAATGATGAATGTTATAGTACAACATGAAATAGACCATTTGGATGGATTTACAATTAGAGATAGAGTTTATAGTACAACTATAGTTAAATCACAATCGTATGGTAGAAATGATAAAGTTGTCATGAAATCTCCAGATGGTGATATGATTGAAGTTAAATACAAAAAAGCAAACGAATATTTTTTACAAGGATATGAAATAGTTTAATTATGGAAATTATAATAATATTTTTATTTGTAGTATTAGTTGGAACCGGTTGGGCATCAATTAATTTATTAAGAAAATTAGAAAAATACGAAGATAGTATCGAAAATTTTGAAGATTTTATAAAAGCAGAAACAAAAAGAAACGAAGCATTACTGGAAGCATTAAGACAAATTGACCAGCGTCAAATGTTTGAGAAGGATGATGATGTAGGTTCTATATTTTACCAAATAAAAGAAACCATCGAAAGATATAAAAAATTCCAAAATAATGCCTAGAAAACCAAAAAGTAAGCAGTATTTTACAAAAGATACGGAAGATGCTATAATTGAATATAATTTAACAGATAATCAATTAGTGAAGGATAAGATATATAGAGAAAGAATAAAATCGGCATTTGATAAACTTGCCGAAATCGTATATAACAAATGGAAATTCACCTATTTTGATGATGATCCGCAAGATGTAATGGGTGAGGTTGTTACATTTATGATTGAAAAAATTCATATGTACAAAGCAGGTAAGGGTAAGGCATTTTCTTATTTTACTATTGTTGCTCGTAATTACCTTATTCTAAATAACAATGCAAATTATAAAAGGTATAAGGATACGGATGTAATATCTAATCTACCCGAAAGTTGGGATAAGGAAAATAATTTTAGAGAAGAGGTTCGTAATGATGAATATAGAGTTTTTAATCAATTGATGTTAACTTATTGGGATAAGCATTTGGAAAATTTCTTTCCGAAAAAAAGAGATATGCAAATAGCAGATGCAGTTTTAGAATTGTTTCGCAGAGCGGAGTATATAGAAAATTTTAATAAAAAATCTCTATATTTACTTATCAGAGAAATGACAGGACACCCCACCCACTATATAACAAAGGTTGTTAATAAAATGAAAGAAAAGCAAATGGAACTTTATAGTGAGTTCGATGTAACCGGCGATATAAAAATTTAATTATGATACAATTGGGATTATCAGGATTCTACCACGATTCCGCAGCAGCATTGGTTATTGATGGAAAAGTAATAGCAGCAATTGAAGAAGAGAAACTATCTGGCATCAAGCATGATAGTTCTTTTCCATTTAAAGCAATTCAATGGGTTCTAAACTACGCACAAATTACAATAGATGAAGTTGATATGGTTTGTTGGTATGAAGTTCCGGAAATAAAGTTTAATAGAGTTCGTAAAGAATTATTTGGTGATTGGAGGGATTTTTTATTAGGAAAAGGAAGAAGAAATAAGTTTACTCAAAGATGGTACTTACAGGAAGGAAATATAAAAAATATACTTAATTCAATCGGATATGATGGTATTATAACTTATACAAAACATCATTTATCCCATTTGGCATTTTCTTACTATACATCACCATTTGATGATGCAATAGGAGTATCGGTTGATGCCGTTGGTGAGGATGAAACACTTTTAGCATGTTACATACGAGATAACAATTTTCATAATATTACAAATTTAAAATTTCCAAATTCTTTGGGGATGGTATATTCTGCATTAACTGCTTATTTGGGATTCAAACCAAATGAAGGTGAATATAAAGTAATGGGATTAGCACCATATGGTGATAAAAAGAAATACGAATATGTGTTTGATAAAATCACATTCCATGATAGAACTTTGGATTTGGTAAACATACATCAAAAATATTTCACATATCGTACATCTGAAACTGATATGTTTAGTAGTAAATTGATAGATTTGATTGGGTTTCTTCCCAGATTTAAGGATGAACCAATCGAGCAACACCATAAAGATTTAGCAGCGTCTTTGCAAGCTTGGTATGAATCACAATTTTACTTTATCCTAAATAGGGTAAATAGTAATTGGAATAGTCAAAATGTAATATTGGGTGGTGGTTGTGCCTACAATGGAACTGCCAATGGTAAAATAAAACAACATACATCTTTCAAAAATGTTTGGATTCCATTTGCACCATCAGATGCTGGTTCCGCAATTGGTGCATGCTTGTGGCATTGGCATATCACATTGGGTAATCCAAAAGTAATTGGTGGAGATAATCAATCACCATTCACAGGTCCAGAATATACGGAGATGGAAATACTAACTGCATTGGGTAATACCGATGATTTAAATATATTAGTAACCTCTGATGAATCGGAACTACGTTCATCTGTTGCAAAATTAATAAAAGATGGTAATATAGTTGGGTGGTTTAGGGGTAGAACCGAATTTGGTGCAAGAGCATTGGGCAATCGTTCTATATTAGGCAATCCACATCTTCGTGATATTAGAGATAGAATCAATAGAGTTGTCAAAAAGAGAGAAATGTTTAGACCATTTGCCCCTTCGGTGACACACGAAGATTATCAAAAATATTTCAAATCAGAAGAGGATGTTCCCTACATGAATCAGGTTGTACAAGTTATTTCAGAAACACCAATACCATCGGTAACGCATGTTGATAATTCGGCAAGAATACAGACGGTAAAAAGAGAAGATAATCCACTTTACTATGATTTACTAAAGGAGTTTGAAAAGATAACAGGAACACCTATTTTATTGAATACATCATTCAATTTAAAAGACTATACAATGGTAAATACACCCGAACAAGCAATATGGACATTTAAAAATTCCGATATGGATTATTTGGTATTGGGTAACTTTTTGATTAGTAAATAATTATTAGTATAAATAATAAATTTTATGGGTTCAGAATTTCAACTTTTTGATGGTAAAAACTTATCATCCCTTTTCAAAGATATTTACGAAAATCAATTAAATAAAAAGAAAAACATTTCTGATTTAATTGAATCATTACGCAAACTAATTAAGAACGTAGGTGAAGCAACTGTTATTGCTCCAATCATAAAAGATTTAATTGAGGTATCCGTTAAGAACGATGACCACTTAATTAAACTTGCAACGATAGGTCAACGATTGGCATCTGCAGAAGCAAAAGGTATTGGTGAAGATGGTTGGTTGAGTGATAGTGAAAAAGCCCAATTATTCCAAGATATGGAGGATACTATTAATCAAGTAGAAGAAAGTGTAAAAGAAAGAATGACGGATATTCAAATTGAAATAGAAGAAATAAAAACAAAATCATAATGGAAGCATTTTTAGCAACAGTTAAAAAAGTGTATTTAACCGAAAATGATTTTAGGGAATTAGATACCAATAACGATTTTGTTAAGTATTATAATAATAATAAAAACTTTTTTGGTAAAGATGCAAGATTTCTTGGTGCAATAGAATTTGCAAGAGATTCATCTTACAAAATAGAAAACTATGCATTCCCATTTGATAAAAACAATATGACATTTCCCATTGTTGGTGAAACTGTTTTTATATTGGTAAATAATAGAGAATATTTTTGGATGCCTTTTGCAAATGTCCAATATCCAAACTATAGAGAAGATTATAAAATATCGGAGGCCTCCAAAGAAAAGGAAGTTGAAAATTTAGATAATACATCAAAAAATCAACAATATAAAGAAAATAAATCAACTGGAACACCTAATAATAAACCCACACAAACTGATTCAAAAAAGAAGAGTTACGAAATAAAAGAAAAAATAAAATTTTTAAAACCAAAAGAGGGTGATACAATTGTATCCGGTAGAGTTGGTAATACAATACGATTTTCTGAATTTTTCTTATCTGCTGATGAAAAAACATCATCACCATCTATATTTGTTAGGAATAAACAAAATCCAGAATTTGATAATAAAAAGATAGGTGAATTGGTTGAGGAAGATATAAACAAAGATGGTTCATCGGTTTATATAACTTCCGGAAAAGTAAAAATTCCTTTTAAGGAAACAATAAAAAAACAAAAAGTAGGATTTAAAAATTATCCAAATTCAAAAGATTTGGATGGGGATCAAGTGTTCATTAATTCGGATAGAGTATTACTTTCATCGAAAGCATACGAATTCATAATATATGGAAAAACAAATACAGGAATAATAACCGATGGAAATTTTTCAGTAGATGCTGAAAAGGAAGTATATGTTCATTCCAATAATAAAATAACAATACATTCTGCCGGAAATAATCAGATATTTTTAAATTCCGAAAATGGTAAAATATATTTAGGAAAAAATAAAGGAGAGGGTAATGATGGTGCAGATGTACAAAAGATGGTTTTGGGTGGTGAACTCGTCGCAATAATGAAAGAATTAATTGATGCAATAAACCAACAACAATATTTAACTCCATCTGGACCATCGGCAACGGGTCCAGTTAATCGTGCTACGTTTACTTCAATAAAAAATAAATTAAACAAACTCTTATCGAGTACAAACTTTTTATCTAAATAATGTCGTGGAGTGCATTTAAATCTACTTTGTTACCCGCCATGCAATCTAATTTGTTTGGCAACAATATTGATGGATTTGCTAAAACATTTACCACATCATATGATATTGCAATAAAGGGTGGAAAGGAAACTATAAATCCTATACCGTTATTAAAGGGTAATACTGCCGCAATGGAGGCTCAGTTGATTGGACTTTTAAGACAAACTCAAATGTCAAAAGCAACAACACTATTGGATATAATTGGACCAGCAATAATATCATATTGGGCCGGAGGTACTATGGCACCAATACCACCATTAATACCTGCTCCGGGAGCAATTGCAAACATAGTATTAACACAGGGTACGGTACTTAATCCTGGTACATGGAGTCCGATACCCGTACCACCAAATAACGATTCAAATGTATTTTTAAATGCATTTGTAACTGCAGCAAAGATACATTTATCTACTATTAGTGGATTGTATGTTGTATTAGCACAATATCCACCACCTGCACCACCGGCTCCGGGTGTTTTACCATGGACGGGGTACATTGTACCTGATTAAATTTTAACTTTCAATATTTATATAAAAACAATTATTATGGATTCGAAATTATTAGTCGGATTAATCAAAGAAGTTGTTCAACGTGAAGTTAAACAACAAGTCAAAGAAGAATTGGCAAAGTTGATTAAATCTGGCGTAGTTACATTAAACTCACAAAAAAAAGCAACAACTCCATCATTGAGAGAAATGAAGGCGGTAGTACAAACTGCTCCAATTAAAAAGCAAGTTGTAGCACCGGTTCAACAAAGACCTCAAATTAAAAAGGAATTTACAAAAGACCCGATGATAAATGAGATATTAAATATGACACAACCATTTACGTCAGAGCAGCGTAAAGAGGGTGCTCAATCGGTTGGCAGTGTGTTAGATATGATTAAGCCCGAATTGAGAGTGGATTCGGATGAATGGGAAACAATGGATTTTAGGGATATAGATGTTCCTCAAAGTGCTCCTCAATTCGAATCAACTGGAGATGAGTTACAAGATGCTACTATAAAGGCATTAACAAGAGATTATTCAGAATTAGTAAAGAGATTTAAATAATGGCAATTGAGTTAGGTAAAGTAAATGTAAACGATCTAACCGAAAACAATTATAAAAAAATTGGAATAGGTATAAATAGAAGTCCAGATGTGGATGGTATATTTGCTGTCAATTACACTACACTATCGCAAGCTAAAAGTAATATTATTAATTTACTATTGACACAAAAGGGAGAGAGGTTAATGCAACCTGATTTTGGTTGTGATATTTGGAGAGTATTATTTGAACCATCGGTAGATGGTGATACGGATATTTTAATAGAAAATTCTATAATAGATGCCGTAAATACTTGGTTACCGTATTTAAACATTAATCAAATAATCATTGATAATGATGATGAACAAAAAGATAATAACAGAATTGGTTTGGAAATAAACTTTTCGTTAACATCCAATCCAAATTTGAGAGAGTCGGTAAAAATCGTACTAAATAATTAATAATGGCAATAAAAAGTGTAAAAAAATCTTGGGGAACAAATAAAGACATAAATTATGTCGGAAAGGATTTTGAATCGTTAAAGCAAAATTTAATAGATTATACAAAAACATATTTTCCAAATACATATTCCGATTTTAATGAGGCATCGCCAGGTATGGTATTCATCGAACAGGCTGCAGCGATTGGAGATGTTTTATCATTCTATCAAGATACACAATTAAAAGAATCTATGTTGGCATACGCCACAGAGAGGAAAAATGTTATGGCGTTGGCACAAGCTATGGGATATAAACCAAAAGTAACAACACCGGCCGTTACTACCCTAACCGTATATCAACTAGTACCATCAAAAGGTTCTCCAAATTATGAACCAGATGATACCTTTTATTTTAAGGTAAGTGAGGGTATGCAAGTTGTTTCATCGACCAATTCTAATGTGATATTTAGAACAACCGATGCGGTAGATTTTGCCAATCCGAGCGATAGAGAAATATCTGTACACGAAAGAAACACCAATGGAGAACCTACGTTCTATTTAATAACAAAAAAAGTAAAAGCAATATCGGCAAGGGAAGTATCTACAACAATATTTGTTGCTGCAGGTGATTTGGATTATCCATCCGTAAATATTGGTGATTCTAATATAATTGAAATAGTTTCTATAACTGATGAAAATAATAATAGATACTATGAAGTTCCATATTTGGCTCAAGAAAGTATATTTGTTGAAAAACCAAATACCGATATAAATACAAGTCTATCAGAATATTCGGATACAGTTCCTTACGTTTTGGAATTACAAAAAGTTCCAAGAAGGTTTTCTGTATTGATTAATTCGGATAATACTACGACTGTGCAGTTTGGAAGTGGTGACGTTACAATAAACGATGAAATAATATTACCAAATTCAAAAAATTTAGGATTAGGATTAGCAAGTTCAATAAAAAGAGTTAATTCATCTATAGATCCATCAAACTTTTTAAAAACAAATACATTTGGAATTGCACCTGCAGGTAAAACGTTGACAGTAAAATATTTAGTTGGTGGTGGTGTAGAATCCAATGTAAATCAGGGAGATTTAACTACAATAAATCGTATCGAATTTGATGAGGATTTATTATCCGTATCTGATAATGATTTACCATTGTATCAAACTATGAAAAATTCAATTGCAGTTGAAAATGAAGAATCTGCAGTTGGTGGAAGAGGGTTTGAATCAATAGAAGAAATTAGACAAAATGCATTAGCAACATTTGGTTCTCAAAATAGGGCAGTTACCAGAGAAGATTATATAGTAAGGGCATTATCTATGCCAGAAAGATATGGAAGTGTTGCTAAAGTATATGTTAGTCCAGATGGAGAAATTGATAACAACTCACCATCATCAATACTGGCCTCACCAAATAATATAGCAGAATTTGTTGGTATTGTTGAGGGGTTAAAAGATAAAAGCAGACAGGATATACAGAGAGAATTGGTAAAATATTTAACTCAAAAGAAAACATCCCTTTCCGAAGTAAATAATCCGTTTGCAATTAATATGTATGTATTGGGGTTTGATTCTAACAAAAAGTTAACAAATCTAAACCAAGCCGTAAAGGAAAATTTAAAAACATACATAGGTGAATATAGAATGGTGACGGATGCTGTTAATATGATAGATGGATTTATTGTTAACATAGGATGTGATTTTGAAGTAATAGTGTATTCTGAATATAATAAAAGTGAAGTTTTGACAAAGTGTCTTACTGAACTACAAGATTATTTTAATATCGATAATTGGACGTTTAATAAACCAATTAACGTTTCAGAAATAGAATTAATAATAGCAAATGTGGAAGGAGTAATGAGTGTACCATCTGTTAAGATATACAATTTATGTGCAAGTGATGGAGGAAATTATTCACCAAATAGGTATAATATAGCAGAAGCTACACAGGGTAAAATAGTGTATCCATCATTAGACCCTTGTGTATTTGAAGTTAAATATCCTAATAAAGATATAAAAGGGAGGGCCTTATAATGCATAAATTATTTTCATCATCATACGATGCAAGTGTATATCTCCAACAACCCGATCAAAATGCGGGTAGAGATGGATTATTAGAAGTTGGTAAACTATATTATTCCGATGTAAAGGATATAGCCCGTTCATTAATAAAATTTAATATGAATCCGGTTTCCCAATCACTATATGATAATAGTGTAACGGGAAGTTGGAAATGTTATTTGAATTTAAAAACCTCTGTAGCGGAAGAGATTCCGTTGGATTATACTTTATATGCAAATGCAGTTTCTCAAAGTTGGACAATGGGAACTGGTACAAAATTTGATAATATTACTACCGATGGTATAAGTTGGAAATATAGAGATGGAATAAATAAGTGGCAAGATATCACATTGGGAGGATCTGCGACTTATATCGCCGGTACTACCGGTTCTGCAAATGCGGAGGGTGGTACGTGGTACACTGCATCCGAATCATCACAATCTTTTTCATATGAAGAATCGGATTTAAGAATGGATGTTACGGGTATAGTTAATTTATGGATTAGTGGAACCATACCAAATAATGGGTTTATAATACACCATAGTTTGAATAATGAGTACAATAATACATTAGATTATGGGGTTATTAAATTTTTCTCAAAAGAAACTAATACTATATACGAACCAAAATTAGAACTAGTTTGGAATGATAGTTCATATGTGGTTAGTGGATTATCGCCTGTAACAGGATCGTTATACGATGATGATTATAAAGTGGTTCTAACTAATTTTAAAACAAAATATCCAAAAGATAGTGTTGTAAAGATAAGATTAAAGGGAAGAGATATGTACCCATCCAAATCGTTTGGGTCAACATTCCAATACGATCAAGTAAAATATTTACCAACAGGATCAACATATTATCAATTAGAGGATTATGTTACAAGAGAGGTAATAGTTCCATTTGGAGAATATTCAAAAGTAAGTTGTGATAGTAATGGTAATTATTTTAAATTGGATTTATCCACATTACCTATAACAAGAAACTATTTGGTAAAAATAAAAGTAGTAGAGGGTGGTATATCAACAATAATTGATAATAAATTTATGTTTGAAATCGTAGAATAATGAGTGGAGAACTTACATCATTAGAAGCAATTGCTCAAAAGTTGCAAGAAAAAAGAAAGCAAGATTTAGAAAATATCCTTTCAAGGGATGGTTCTGCTGCATCTGTGAAAAATGAATACAATGTTACAAATGTAACGGATGAAAGTGTTGCTTCCTCTTTATTATTCAAATCATTGGTAAAACCAAAGTATGATAATGAAGAATTATTAAAAGCAGTTGATACTGAAGTTAAAGAATTAAAACCAAATATTCCAGTACCTAAAAAAGATTTAGTTCCTAAACCACTATACGATGAACAATTAGTAATAAATGATGATTTAACAAAACAACTAAAAACTGCAACGGATTTAGCTGAAAAATTACAATCAGATATTGCCAATGTACGATCACAATTACAAACTGAAATAAATAACCGATTATCTATTGAGCAATCAAATGATACGTTGGTAAATCAATTAGATACATTAAGTAAAACGATTGATGATTTTGCTATTCAAATATCTACTGCATTACAAAAATCAATAGAGGAGTCAATTTTAAGAACCTCATTACAAGCACAAAATACAGGCTTTAAAGCACAGATTAAAGCATTGATAAAACAAATTGATACATTAAACTCAATAATAGAGGGATTACAATCACAACTTGGTGCAGTACAACAGCAACAGGCAATCGTACAAGGAACACAGGCGGAAGCATTGGCAGCTGGTGCGGATGTTATTAATGATGTGGTAGTATCTAAATTAAAGATAAAGTCAAACCCAAACAGGGCCGAAGTATTTGCAATATTACAATCCGGAGGAGGGCATAAGTGGATAAATGGACAAACATTAATATTAACTAATAATGATAAAAATCCAGTTGATGTTAGTATAGTTGCAAACTTTGCAGGTGGAAATCCTAGATGGTTCAACTTTAATGAAAGTAATTTTAGTTTAGCAGCAAATGGTGGTACAAAAGAAATTGAATTAAGGGTTAACGAAGGTGCAGCTGCTAGTTATGATTCCAAACCGAAGGGAGGTTTTTTTGGAGGACATACAGGATCTAAAGATTATAATGGTAATGATTTAAAAGTTACTATAAAAAGAATAGATGGTACGGAAAAATCAAAGTTTTATAAAATAGGAATGATAAAGGCACACCCTAAATCCTATCCAGAATATAACTAATAACTATGAGTATTAAAAAATATACAAATTTTGAAAATATAAATCTTAAAACAGAAAACGAAGGAAAATTTCTGAATAAAGAAGATATTTTTATTGTTACCAAAAATGAGATTGAGGGTACTGAATTTGGTGAGTGTAAATATGATATTATGGAGGTTGCTGTTTATGATATAAACAACAATCTATTACCCCATAAGTCAGGTAGGAATGTAGCATACATAAAAACAAATGATATTAAAAACTACCTATACAATATAACAAATGTAACAGGCCTAAAAGAATTTGCAATTAATATTGAAAAATTATTAGAAGATTTAGGATTCACCAATGGTATATTGAAGGTTAATATAAATTTTGTAAGAAACAGTGTCGGTTCCGATGATATTTTAAATAGGGTTTGGATACATGAAATATCCCCATCAAGAGAAGAAGTTAGGATTATACCATTAAAAACATCAGATTCAAAAATAACAGAATTAAATAAAAAAGAATTTTCTAATTTAAATAATTTAAATAAAGATTTTTCTTATTATAAGAAAACACTTTTAGATACATTGAATTCTTTTGAAAATAATTTTTTAAATAAAGTTGATGATTATTTGGAATCAAAATATGGTAAAGATTTTTTTAATATTTTAAAAAAAGATTTTGGATTAAGTAGATTTGATAATTTTAGAAAAAAAATATTTGATGATTTTAAAACATCCGTTAATTATTATTTAACGAACAAAAATTATAAAATAACCGAATCAAATTTTGGAACACCATCTGATATAAGATTTGAAGATTGTGAAAGATATAACTTTTCGGATATACTAAAGGGAGTTGAAGATTCTTTATATAATTGTATAGAATATAATTCTTCATTTTTAAAAAGAAGAAATGTAAAAATAGAATCTATACCTGAAGAATTTAAAATTATAGAATTAGAGAAGCAAATACAAAATATAACAGATTCGTTTCCAACTCCTGTTGTTGAGAAGGTAAACGTATACAAACCATCCGAAGTTAATTTTAAATTTGATGATACCATACCAAAAAATTCTTCAGAATTAATAATATTAGATCCGGGCCCGGCGGATCCTATTTTGACTCCGCCAACAGAAGATATTATTGCACCTCCACAAATTGCTGAAGATGAACCAATAATTAGAGACCCTTTACCTGCAGAAGATCCTACACCAATCATTGGTAGTGGTGGTTCCACCGGTGGTGGAGGTGGTGGGATGGTTAGAGATGAATCGGGTGGAACAACGGGGGATTGGTTTACAATTAACCAACCAAGATTATTTATAGAATAAAATATTTATATAAAAAGAATGGGATTAGAATCACCAACTGAAAATCTTTTTGGAGGAGACGTTACTACAAATAACCAATCACTTCTCGATGGTACAACCGTAACTACAACAGGCACGAGCGATACACTAATAGGTGTAGGTGGAGGAGGTGGGGGCACCTGGGTTCCTACATCTGGAAATGATGGAACATTAAACATATTATTACAATCCGTCGATGCTGCTAGATTTTTAGAAAATAAAGTAGATGTAGGAATTGGTACATCTGTTAAATTAACCTATTCTCCATCGCTTACATTTGGTAATTCGAGAACATATAATGCCGAAATAGATGGTAAACGAACTTTAAATTATTTTATTGTATCGGTAAAATCTACACAAAGTATAACAGGAAGATTTTTAGATTCGGACCAATTGTTTGTAGAAGAATATTTATATGATTCTACAAATGCAAATTATGTACTGACAAATGTTCGAGAATTTAATAGTACATCCGGTACAATAGATTTACAATTTTTATTTGAATCCAAAGCTAGGCCCATTGTCACATTAAACCCAGAGCCGGATCCTCCAATATCAACCCCACAGGATGATACTACGCTTGGATATGAAATAGTATTTTCAAGTAATTTTAATTCAGAATTAGGCGATGTGTTATCATTGAAGTATAAGTTATCGACTGATACAAATGATATAGTTGATGAGGATATTATATTATTATCGGAAGGTTCTACAGATGGTAAACAAATAAAAAAATCAATTTTAGATACAGGTTATATTGTTTTTGAAATAGATGGGGTATTACCAAAGAATACATTATACTCATCAATCTATTGGGCAAACAAAACAACCGCAGAAAGTAATATAAACGATTTTACAAAGTGGAATAAAGTTACGGAATCATTTAGAATATCTTCAAAAGAATTATTGAATGGCGTTGTTGTATTCGCTGAACTGGAAAAACTTATTCCATCTGAAAGACCTAAAATAACGATATCAAAGGATAGATACGATGTTGAAGTAAAAGAATCCGATGATGAAAGGGTTGTTAGATTACAATTCAATACAGAGAACGCCGATTACGTTAGAGCATATATATCCACCGATTCATATGTTAGAGTAGATGCTATATCTGGAGTTGTTGAGTTATTTTTTGTAAAAGATTTTTTAAAAGTATACGGACTTAAAAAGGTTATTTTAGTTTCAGAAAGTGAAAAGTATGGAACGGGGGATAAAGTAGAAGTAATGATTAATTTTATTTCTATAAACGATTTTCCATCTGTTACTCAAATAATATTTCCAAATGAAATAGATATACCAAGCTTTTCGGATTATAATATTGATTATGAGGTAACATATAATACTTTTGCATCTACGCATGTAAATGTTGAATTATTACAAAAAGATAAAACAAAAATTTCTTTATTTAAAAATTTAGCACCAAATAGTTTCTTTAAAATAAATTTAAGAGACTTGGCTAAATCGTTTCCAAATTGGAATGGAAGTGATAATATTACATTGATACTTACACCAATCAACACAGGCGGAGCAAAGGAGTTGGTTGGTAACATATACGAAATACAGACAAAACTAATATTACCAACGATAAAGTTAGATGAAGATTCTATACGAAAATCAATATATGATGCGTTTGTAAGTACGATTCCATTTTCGGAACCACAAAAAGAAAGTAAATATTTAACACATCTTGCAAATTTTGGAAATGATGAACAAATATTAATTTCATCATGGGAACAAGATAATTGGACTCTATCGGATAAAAAAGAAGATGAGTTTGGAAATATAACAGTTACCAATGAAGTAAAATCTGTAATATTAAAATTATACAATCCACTCCCGGCCGATGTTTTAGATAATTCAACTTTTTGGATTACTAAATTGATGGCAAATCCATTAATAGAGACTGTTATTTTAAATGATCAGGATGTACTATCCTGTCCTCCTTTAAAAGGTCCAAATTTTGGAATTGATATTGATTATGTAAAAGGTAAATCAACTAATTTTGAATCTCTTGATGACTTAATACTGAGCGCATCAGTATCTAGTTCATCTGAACTTATTCAAAATTATTTAAGTTCCTCTGTATTTGATACATCAAATTTAAACGTACAATATACAAGTGGTTCAAATATAAACACAGGATCCGTATTATGGGATAACTTTGTACATTTCAGTTCTGCAAAAGAAAGAGTTATTAATTTTAGATATAAGGTAGAATTAATAGAAGCATATGAAAGTGCAATATCATCATCCTATCATGGTGGTGGAAGTCATACAACGACGTTATCCGCAATACAAGAGAGAGAAAAAAATATTGCAAAAAAGAGAAAAGTAATACAGGGGTTTGATGGATTCGAATCATTCTTATACGAATCATCATCTTTCAGTTGGCCATATAATGGTAGTGATAGGCGATTAAACACAGATGGTGTTGTAGAAAATTGGTATAATACCATTGTGGAATTGGCGGATGTATATGATACAACAAATTACAACTATGTTTTAAATAATGTACCTGCATATATTTCCGATTATAGTGAAAATGAAACTTACTTGCTATTCTTATCAATGATTGGACATCATTTTGATAATATATACTTTTATACAAAAGCAATAGAAAGGAGTAGAGGGTTAGGATATAAATCAAAAAACGGAATATCGGATAAACTATTATATGATACTTTAAAATCATTTAATTGGGATGCGTTAAATTTAGATAGTAGTGCGCAGTTGTGGAAATTGGTTTTTGGAATGGATTCTGATGGAAATACTACACAAACTAATCCAGTAAAACAAAGAACATATGAAGTTTGGAGAAGAATAGTAAATAACTTACCATACCTTTTAAAACACAAAGGAACCAGACGTGGTATATATGCGTTGATGGCGTGTTATGGTATACCTTCATCAAATTTATCAATAATAGAATTTGGCGGCCCTCAACCAACCGATGTTGAAACTACAAAGGG